GGAAAATGAAATCGCGGAAAATGAAATGATAGAAAAAAAATGTAGTAAATGTGAAATTAATAAACCAATTGAAAAATTTAGAAAATACTGTGAAAAAAACTCATATGGTGCAACTTGTAAAAGTTGTTTGAATGAAATGGACAAAATAAGAAAAAAAAATACAAGACAAAAAAAATACGAAACACAGTTGGTGAAATGTGAAAAATGTAACGAAGAAAAACTTTTAAAACATTTTGCCAAACTGAAAAAATTTTACAAAAAAAAATTATGTCTATCTTGTTATCCAGAATTTCTAAAAGAACAAAAAACCGAATGGTGTAGAAATGAGAGTAAAACAAACATGAATTACAGAATAAAAAAATCTATCGCGGCCAGATTAAGAACTGTTTTAGTTAAAAATAACTCAACAATGAATTACATCGGTTGCAATATTCAATATTTGAGAGAATGGTTTGAATATAATTTCACGGAACAAATGAATTGGGAAAATTATGGTTCTTTTTGGTCAATTGACCACATTATACCAGTATGCAAATTTGATATGACGAATGAAGATGAAAAACTACGATGCTGGAACTGGTCAAATATGATGCCGGTAACAGTTGCATTTAACTCAACAAAAAAAAAAGTAGATATGAATCAAGTCAATTATATTATTGAAAAATTAGAAAAATTTAAAGAAGAAGGTTCAACGACTAAATGGTTTTCGAAAGAATTTATATTAAATTTAGAAACTGCTGAATTGAAAAATCAATTAATATGAATTCTTTTTAAGATATAGTCTAATCCTTATTGAAAGATAAGGTAGTGGAAATGTACAGGTAATCCACAAATCACTTTCTGGAAAGTGACATACAGACGTTACACAAACTTTTCGATTGAATCTATCGAACAAACATTCAACGGTCAAGCCGATTTCGGTCGCCGTGTTACATGCATAATCTCCAGAAACGGTGATTTAGCATACAGAACATATTTACAAGTTACATTACCTGAAATCAACCAATTAATGGGCAACTCTGCCACATTATCTTCCGGAGCATACAGTGTCTATGCTCGTTGGTTAGATTTCCCTGGAGAGCAATTAATCGCTCAAGTTGAAGTTGAAATTGGTGGACAAAGAATCGACCGTCAATACGGTGATTGGATGCACATCTGGAACCAACTTACCATGACTGCTGAACAACAACGCGGATACTTCAAGATGATTGGAAACACCACCCAATTAACTTTCATCACCGATCCTTCCTTCGCTGATGTTGACGGACCTTGTGACTCAACTGCTCCTCGTCAAGTCTGCGCACCAAGAAATGCTCTTCCAGAAACCACTTTATATGTTCCATTACAATTCTGGTTTTGCGGAAACCCAGGTTTAGCATTACCTTTAATTGCCTTGAATACTGTAGGGCAGAAAAGCATCCAACCTAAAACAAGTGAGTTCTGTTTTAGGGAAAATTTGTTAGGGTCTCACAATAATACCCAGATGCTAGTCTCTTGTTATTGACTAACAAGAGGCAACAAGACCAAATTGCGGGAAGTTCTTAAAGACGCAAACAAAAAATTACTATATTTTGAAACTGATATAAATGCAATTAGTGGTAATATAATATATTCTACTTTGTACATGGAAAAAACGAAAATATGTTACAATTGTAAAATACCTCAAGAGTTATCAAATTTTGGATTATTGAAAAATTCTCCAGATAATCACAGATACGACTGTAAAAGTTGTAGGAAAGAATACCGTAGTAAAAATAAAAATCGAATAAAAGAAAAACAAAAAGAGTACTACAGTAAAAATAAATCTATTCTTTCTGAAAAAAACAAACAATACAGGGTTGAGCACAAAGAAGAAATTTTTATCCAAAGAAAAGAGTATAGAAATCGTGAAGATATAAAGAAACATATAAAAGCAAAAAACCGTGAATATTTACCAATTAGAAGTGAAAAAATTAAAGAAAAAAGAAAAACAGATTTAAATTTTAGAATCAGTCAAGTATTAAGAAGTAAAATACACAAAGTAATCCGTGGACAAAAAACAAGTTGTAGTAACTTGCTCGGATGTGATATGTTATTTTTAAAAAAATGGATTGAATTTAGATTTGACGATAAAATGAATTGGAATAATTTAGGAACTTATTGGGAAATTGACCACATATTACCAATAAATGCTTTTGACTTTATGATAGAAAATGAAAAAACAATATGTTTTCATTGGACAAATTTACAACCATTAACATGCATTGAAAATAGAAGAAAAACCGATAAAATAATGTATCATTATTACTTGAACAACATTGTAAATATAAATCGGTTTAATTCAAAATATAAAGATTTTTTAGGGTACCAAGTTTTGAACGAAAGTTTAAAATGGCTGAGAGATAAAGAACTCAGGTATGGTAAAAATCCCGCGTATGATGATAACAAACAGTTATCAGAAATAGATAATCCGCAGCCAAGCTCCTAAAGTCATTATGATTAGACAATGGAGAAGGTTCAACGACTAAATGGTTTTGGGTTCGAGAAGTTTAATCAACTTCTATGACAGCTTAAGATATAGTCTACTCCCTTAGAAACAAAAAATACACCGAAAGGTGGGGTAAATCGTGATGTACAGTATCACGAAGTTAAAATCAACTTAGATTTACGCCCAATTGATGAATGCTTATGGGCTGTAACTTCATTAAGTTGCAACACAACCGCCGGAAACACCAAGGCTGGACAATACACCGTTGGAACCCCAGTCACTGCAACAATTGCCTACAACCAATCATTAGTTGCAGCATCATTATATGTTGACTATGTCTTCTTAGACACTGATGAACGCAGAAGATTTGCACAAAATCCTCACGAATACTTAATCAATCAATTACAATTCACCGGTGATGAATCTGTTGGTTCATCATCCAACAAAATCAAGTTGAACTTCAACCACCCTGTAAAGGAATTAATCTGGGTTGTTCAACCTGATCAAAACGTGGATTACTGTTCCTCTTTGTTATGTGATGCAACCTTATTCAAGGTTTTAGGTGCTCAACCATTCAACTACACTGATGCCATCGATGCCTTACCAAATGCTATCCATGCATTCGGTGGACCAGCTGAAACAGCTGGAGCCAACGCATTCATTGATGCCCGTGGATTATTCCAAGATGCCGGTGCTCTTGATGCCTATGCCCCAGAAACATTCACTGGATACTGGCACGGAGGCAGTTACAACAACGCCTACAACGAACCAAACTTTGGAGGACCTGCTGTTCCAAACAACAGTACTGATGCAGCTCTTGCTTCTCTTGGATTATCCAGTACTGATTTTGGAACCGTTGACCACAACCAAGGTTCAACTGTATCCGATGCTGGAACATTCGTCTTATCTGAGACATCCTTAGATATGCACTGTTGGGGACAAAACCCAGTTGTTGTTGCCAAACTTCAACTTAACGGACAAGACCGCTTCTCTGAGCGTGAAGGTTCATACTTCTCTTGGGTTCAACCTTACCAATGCCACACCAGAAACCCTGATGAAGGTATTAACGTATACAGTTTCGCTCTTCGCCCTGAAGAACATCAACCTTCGGGCACATGCAACTTTTCAAGAATTGATAACGCCACACTGCAATTAGTGCTGTCAAACGCAACTGTTGAAGGAACAAGAACCGCTAAGGTCCGTGTTTATGCAACCAACTACAACGTTTTAAGAATTATGTCAGGAATGGGAGGTCTTGCTTACTCAAATTAAGAGCATATATCGTGTTATATTTTACTTTTTATTGAGGTAATTTAATACTATATTTATTTATAGTATTAAAAAATCTTGCTTTACCAATAGGGTGAGCAAGTTTTTTCTCTTGAACTCGCAATAGTAAAAATTGAAATTGTGCTGTCATTAGTAGTGACGCCACAAACGAAATGGTGTAAGCATTACTTACATCCATTATTATATAAAAATGTTTATTATACGAAAATAACTTAAATAAAAGGTTGTTATATACTATATAACACCCATTATGGAAGTAGTTAAGGCATTCAACACAAATAATTTACACACTGAAATTGTTATTAAGGGGTCCTATGATAAACCCTTATTTCGCGCGAGCGATATAGGAAATGTTTTAGAAATGGGTAATGTAAGAACATCAATTTCTAATTTTGATGATACAGAAAAGGTTGTCCATACTATGGACACCCTAGGTGGAAAACAAGATGTAACCTTTTTAACGGAAAAAGGTTTGTATAAAGTGTTATTCAAATCAAGAAAACCAATCGCAGAAAAATTCCAAAACTGGATTTGTCAAGTAATTACAGAAATCCGTTTGAATGGAAAATACGAATTAGAAAAACAACTCGAACAAGCAAAAAATGAAATTGTTCAAATCGAGGAAACAAATAAAAAAGAATTGGACGAAAAAGTTTTTCGAGAAAGGGAAAAAATGCTACTTCGTGAATATGGACATATTGGTTCGTTATTTTACATAATAAAAGTTAAAACTAACAGTGATGGAACGTATATCATCAAAGTTGGTGAGAGTCGCAGAGGTATTCAAAACAGATACAACGAACACAAAACAAAATATGACGAAGTATTGTTGTTGGATTGTTTTTTGGTAGATAAAAGCAAAGATTTCGAAAATTTCATATTGTCCCATGAAAACATCAAGTTCAACAAAGTTACTGATTTGTCAAACCATGAAAACGAAAATGAATTATTGTTGATTGGAAAAAATTTGACCTACAAAATGTTATTGCAAATCATCAACGCAAATGTAAAATCATTCAACAATAATGTTGAATATTTGCGGGTAGAAAATGAAACACTTCGACAAATCATCGCTTCATCAAATCAAAAACAAGAAGAATACAATCATAATACTATCATACAAGAGTTATTGAAGAATCAAAAAGAAATGTTTGCCACGATTCAAAGACTAGAAGCTTCGAACCAGAAAATATTAGAAAAATTGAATTCTTCGCAAACAAAAACGACCACGAATTTCAATCAACCGCTCGTAACATTGGGACCAAGACTTCAAAAAATAAATCCAGAAACATTAAAACTAATAAAGGTATACGAGAGTGTAGCTGAATGCATAAAAGAATCAAATTTTATCATGAAACGACCAAGTATTGATAAAGCAGTAAAAGAAAACATCATTTACAATGGATATAGATGGCTCTATGTTGACAGAGAAAAAGACTCAACTGTAGTTGAAAATATTCAGCCTACAAAAGTAACCAAAAGTCAAAGTCTAGGATACATTGCAAAGATAGATAAAGACAAAACTGAGATACTCAATGTGTATCTAGACAGGAAAACCGCATCTGTGATGAATGACTATCCATCACCAGCATCCTTGGACATTCCAGTAAAAAATGGAAATGTAACCAACGGAAACTACTATGTACTATATGACACTTGTCAAGAAGAACTAAAATCAAACTTTGAACAAAAATACGGCAGTCAGCCAATTCTTTACAAAAGTGGCGTAGGACAATTCGACCAAAACAACCAACTACTTATGGAATTTGTATGTAAATATGACTGTATAAAATCACTACAAATGAGCGATAAAACATTAACAAAAGCCTTGGATAAAAATATAACATATAACGGTAACTACTACAAAACAATCGGTCCTAAACTCTACTGTTAGAATTGTATGTTGCATTTCATTCAATGTAAACCATTATACATGGTTTACCTATTTCAATAAATATTTAGGTTGTATTTTTGAATTCTCCAATAATGTCAAACACACAAGTATATTTTTATATACATATATATATGTCAAGTTATGTTATCGAATCAAATCTCAAAGATATAATTGAATTAAAAAATCAAGAACCAAACATAATCAATGACAATTCTAGATTTGTCGTTGTAACGTATTGGTGGGGTAGAAATAATTTAAACCAAAATACGGCCAGGCCATGCGTTTCGTTTTTCGAAGATATTGTAAAAAGACTAGTGAAAATAAGTGAAAATGGAATAATTGTATTTTCGAAAAATTCTGATAATATTGAAGATATTTATAAAGTTTATAACACAGATTTTCCAAAGCTTATAGTTGGATTGAAAGATTTCAAAAAGTTAATTAATAAAATAACAAATGTTTATATTGGTATGATTTACGAGTTTTGTGAATTAAACCCTCGCGAACTCGATAAAGACACAAAAACGATACAATTTTTGGAAAACTTTAAAAATTTAGGTAAAACACCTGTAGATTATAAATTTGAAACTATAGACGAATTTAAAAGGAAATTTGAACAAATACTGAAACAAATAATAACAGTGATAAAACCAAGTATTTTCAAATTGTATGGTATTTTAATTGAATTAAAAAAAATCAAATCAACTACCTACAATATACAACAACTTACTACAGAAGAAAAACAAAATATAAAAAATAGAATCCATACATTAGAACAACAGAAAAAAAACATCGATATTGAAATAAAGAAAATATTAAATACAAATCAAGTGTATCCTGATTTAGATAATCATTTTCAAAATAAATCTATTTACAACATTTTAAACTTGACATTTCGTTTTCTTAACCCAATAACATATGATGACATGATAAATAAATGGGAGAATGAATGTAGAAAAACTAATTGTAATTATATGGCAATTGAGTATCCCGAATTTGCGAGACCTGGTGGGTATCAAATGGCTATTAATGCGAAACCTTTATTTATAAAAAAAGCATTAGAATTATGTGCGGGTCGTTCCGTTTTGTATATAGATGGTGACATGTTTGTTAGAAAATACCCATCCATTTTTGACATTCAAGATGTAGATTTTATGGCGCGCGGTTGGTGGATAGACCCTCGTTCAAGTTACAAAATGGACGAAAGTATTATGTATGACCCGTATACATTTGAAACATCTGGAGGCACTATGTTTTTCTCTCAATCTTTCGAATCTAAGATGTTGATAGATAAATGGATTGCAGAAAGTAGTAAAATTTATCAACAAGGAAAGGCAGATGACCGAATTATTTCGTTAATTTTTAATACCTATAAATTAGTTCTCTCTATGAAAGTGATTCAATTACCTATTGAGTATTTATGGTTGTCTTTAGATTATGATGAAAGATTACTCGACACATTGTATGATGACGATAGAGCACGAATGTTGAATAGTATTTTTATAGAACACCCAGAATGTTTGACTACTGAAGATACTGCTTCATCGCATGGTGCTTCAAGTGATAGAACCCCAAAATATTATAATTTTATACAAGACAATCTTGTACCAGTGAGTGAAGAACTACACGAACTTTTAAATTTTCCAAATGAAGAAATGGTGAATGCATTCAAAGATTATTATAACTACATGAACAACAAAACATATATTGACGATGGTAATCCCGAATTATACAATAGAGGATTTGTAAATCCAGAAAATCCTGCTGAAAATGAACAACCCCTCTATGTCATTTCATACAACGATAAATATGGAAATAAAATTGTATTCAAAGAAACAGATAATGAAACTGGAGAAATATTGAAATATAGCCGAAATGATATACATAATTTGAATATGCAGCGAGCAGAAAAAATCAGTTTGCAAAATTTGAACTTAAAAAATATAGAAGATAATTCGATAGAAGTCAATAATACAACTGTTGGAAAAAATGAATTCATACCGCTTATAATAAAACTATTAATGGAAAATAGAAATGTCATTTATAATCCCGAGAATATAGATGGATATAATGAAACCTATTTGAAAAATCTATTGTCAAACCCCATTTATAAAAAATTTGAATTTATTTTTGTTCCGGATGATAGTGAAAGTAAGAATTATAATGACTTTTATAAACCAAAAATACAACTGAATCAGCCTATAAAATTTTCACATTCAAATAAAGTATTGATTGAATATCTTTCCATGTATTTATCACTTGATGAATTTTCCGATTTTATTCATAATGGAAGTTATGAATTTATTTCCAGAATTCGTGTAGGATATTTGACAAAACCTTCTGTGAAAAAAAATATTGGCGGTGGTATTACTTACGGTGGTAATAATGAAGACCTTGACAAATATGTTGAAGGTTTGAATTTTATGTATGGAAATGTTGGAGGTTATCGAAAACCAAGAAAACCAAGAAAAACAAGAAAAATAAGAAGAACTAGAAAAAGAAACAAAAAGAATAGAAAAATAAGTAAAAAGAGATTTTATCGATGAACCATTAGACTATTTTTTTGGCTTGTGTAAATAGCGGGTTCCATTTTTTCGAACCATTTATAAATTTTTTTACAAATGGGTCAGTCTTTTTCACTGATGCGTCTATATGTTTTGCGTGTTCAAAATCAATTATCCATATTTTGTCTTTGTATTCAATGAAATTGTAGCCACTAATATCTGGGTATTCAACACCGTTATTATAGAGTGTTTTTATTGTTTTTCTTATTTCATCGAGTAAATGTTTTGGACATTTTGACGGTTTTTCACCATAGTTGAAAGCGATACTTTCATTTGGAATTCGTTGTGTTTGTAATATTTGGTTTTTTTCATCATAACTATAAATTTTTGGTATGTTTATAACATGGTCGGTATTCAAGTTACAAACATACAAGTACATCATGTATTCTTGTAAAGAAACATTTTTTTTGAAATAAAATTGGTGTTTATCTTCTCCTGCCATTAATTCACATTCGTTCATTTGTTTTTCATTCATTTTAATCGAGTAATTTGTCTGGTATATAGACCAACCGAATTTGGGTAAAATGTATTTCAATTTTTTTACCGTTAGAAAACAACGATGCTAGCTTTTCTCTCTCAATACTCAACTAACCTCTATCTATTTCCTAAACAGTTGTATTGTATATATTAAAATTAAATGTATCAGAAAGAACTTTTGCCGCAATTGTGCCAAGATAACTATTTCCAGCTTTATTCAATGGAGGAGATACAATACCGATTCCCATAATACCAGGAACAACTAACATTATCACACCACCAACACCACTTTTGGCAGGTAACCCGACTTCAGTCATCCATTTTTCCGATTCGGTATACATTCCATTTGTAAGCATATGTGTCAAAATATATTGAACTAATTGCCTATCGATTATGTGTTTTTTTGTAACTGGATTTGTTCCTTTCGCAGCTATTGTTGCAGCCATAATTGCGACATCTTTTGAAGTTACCATTAGCGAACACATTTTAGTGTATGCCTGTACACAAGGAAGGACTTCTCCATAGAAACGATGATACCCTTTCAACAAATAAGCCAGTGCCATATTGTGGTCGTTTGAGGACATTTCTGAATTATACAAATGTTCATTGACTCTAAGCGGTCTCCCGGCAAAATCATTAATGTTGTCGTGAAGTTCCTTTTCAAATTTTTTTTGGTTTTTGTTATACATTAAACTTACGGTTGCCATTGCTCCCCCATTGTTAAATGAATTAATGGTGTGATTTGAAATTGTATCAGAGGCTACAATTGAATTGAAATCATACGAAGAAGAGTATGTTCCAATTTTATCCAAGAGTGTTTCAACTCCATATTTCTTGAGGGCAAGCGCTAGATTGAATACTTTTGAACAAGATTCTAAACCAACTTCTTTTTCAGAATCCCCATAGTTGTGTACTTCTCCATCCATTGTGCAAATAGATATCGCAAATATATTTGGATTCACATTAGCTAAATCAGGAATGTATTGTGCATTGATTCCTTTATTTTTTGTTTTCTTTAATCGTTTGAACAAATCATCTATCCCAGTCAAATTTACCATTACAAATATATGTATGTAGAGAAAATATTTTCAATTATGAAACCGATATAATATAGGGTGTTTCATGTAGTATTGTTTACTCTATGAAACAAATTACGTGCGTCTGTTCTTTGATTTACGGCAAAAAGAACGTTTAGTTCCAGAAGCATATTTACATCCTAATGTACGCTTACAAACAGCCGTTCGTGTTATCTTTCGGCAAGTGGAATTCTTTACTCGTTTACGATAAAGACGAAGCTTCGCAGTTTTACTACGTGTTCTCATTATTTGTACATGTAAATATTTTTTCTAAATCTATTGAGGAAATATTCCATCATTCCAACAATTAACCGAGCAGAGAAATAATCATTAAATTATCTGCTTCTGTTCGTGTTATCATATACAAATAAAACACAAATACTCATGGTGTTTAAAACTTTTACACGTTTCTGTAAAAAGGCAAGAAAAAGGTGAATTTCAAGTTTGAAATCGGGAAGTCAAAAATGGACAAAAAAAATGTCCAAATTTTGAAAAACCCAGAATAAGACCCGA